GGATAGCCGTTTTTCGTGTCTTTAACAGGCACCGGCGTTGGCATTTTGCTGTGTTTCATTTTGCCCCCATCTTGTACTTAAACGATGGTGCTTTTTGATTGGCTACTTTAGCAAGGTTACGCCCCAACTTCTTCATTTCGAGGTTGGTTTTACCGCCCTTACGCATCTTGGTAAGCGTTTTGCCAGGGTGCATATGCTTCTCGTGTTTATGCACAGCCGTAGCCGCAGTCTTTTTGTCTTGTGCTAGGTCTTTCTTGTCCATTACAGACTCCTATGTAACATTTACCGTAACAGTGCCTAGCGTGATACCAAGCACAAGATTATTAGGTGTTATACCCGTATCATAGGCTCTTGCCCCACCTACAGGTGCCCATCCCCACTGGATAATTCTACTACCCCCAGAGGGATCTCCGCTACCTAATTGCGTCGAAGTCGTATTGATCTGCAACCCATTTAAACCAGCCACACGATAAGTTGTATCAGGACGCGGATTACGCAAAGCCTGTGGGTCATCCACAGGATACATACCTAACTGCAACTGCGGCTGATCGGGTTCCCAGCAGTTATTACATACAAGGATATTAACGTTCTTGGTCTTGATGACAAGCCCACGTAGCTCTTTCAGTTTGTACCGAAAACCACACCTATCGCACTGCGATATAGCCCACTTACCTGATGCAAACCGATTAGGCATGGCTAGAAGAACAACTGCCTTGGGGCTAAGCGCAACGGCGCTTTTTCACGATCTTCATCAAGTGCAAGCTGTAGCTGCTCGTCGTACATCTGCTTCAACATTGGCACACGCTGTGCGGCATCGGGGATCTTTACTGAGATGTAGTAGGCAAGCCCCGCTACCATGCAGTTAATTAGCCGGAATGGAATGTCCTGCACGTTGGCCCCAGAGCCAGCATCCTGCATGCGGCGTAGTCGCCAATAGACAAAGGTGTAGTAATTATCTTGATCCGGCGCAGGCCAGACATTGATATTCGGTGGGTTTACTCCTGTTATGGAGTTAGCAGTATTGGGGGTATACGCATTAATTGGGTACGTCTGTCCCGACTGCCTGTTAATCCAAACCTGAATAGGTCTACCTTGAGCGTTCTTGTTAGGGATCGTGGCGTATGTATCCACGGAGATTCTGCTGATGTTGATGTCAGTCTGAGGAATCCCTGATTGTGTACGAATCACCTGCTCAATAAGATCTACCGTATCAATAGGTAGCGAATAGGTAATCGTGCCCGTGGTCATGGCAATCTGCCCCTGCTCAATTGTCCACAAGTTAATGCCACGATTAGCCCACTCAGTGAGCATCAAATTTAGAGAACGTCTAGCCGTACGGTGTTCGTACCCAGTACGCACCTCAATACCACATCGCTCATAAGCCTCTTCGATTAGCTCATTGAGTTCTGGGTTAAATGCAACGGTACCTGAAGTAGTGGTCACTTCATCCCTCGAAGCGTTTTAGCAAGTCTAGCTCTTTGCCCAAGTTTGCCAGGAGCCTTCGTAGCTTTATCCAGCATCTTCGCAGGAATCGGCTTTTTACCTTTAATCCCAAGCTGCTCACGGAGTGCTCCAGGTTTAGAGATTGCCTTTTGAATCCATTTCTCAGCCATTATCGGAACCTCGCGGTTTTAGCAGCAATGCCTTTTGGTTGCTTGACGAATTGTTTACCTGAGCGTTTTCCAGCGCGTTTAGCTCTTGTTGTCGCAGCGTATTCTGCAGGTGTAAGAGCATTGATTGCCGCCGATGGGAGATACCGTTCGCCAGTTGCTTTTGAACCCTGTGTGCTAGGTTTGCCACTCTTGGTCCTCCATTTCTGGTCAGTCCAGTCTTTTAGACTTTTCTGAGGTGCCTTCAATCGCGGTAACCCCCGCCCTTCTGCTTGTACTTCAAGGCAAGCATTTGAGCTTTGCGGGCTGACCACTGCCCCGGCGCACCACCTTTACCGCCAGCTTTGATGCTGTTGAATAGCGATTTACGCATTCCAGGTTTGGTGTAGTTGCCAGCTTCGTTCACACGCGACATACCGCCTTTAGCAAACATCGTAAAGTCAGTATCGTCCCGACGAGGTTTGGTTACAGGTTTAGGCATCTTGGAGGCACGTATGGCCCCCATGCCGCGTGAAGCCATCATCTCAGCACTTCCCGCCGTAAGCCATTTTCTTGACCTTACCGCCGCTCTTCATGCCTTTGTTACCGGCCATCGTAATCATGGTGCCTTTGGTTTTACCCTTCATAGCAACACCATCACGGCTAGGAGCGGCAGTTTTTACAGCGCCCATTTTGGACTCAGCCATACCGCCCATTTTCATCTTTTTCATCGTAAATTCCTTTCCAACGGATTGAGGGACATCAACTTTCTTTGCGAACTTCGGATTGTTCGCTACTGCTTGCATGAACCTTCTCTGCTTCTCGCTGACTGCTGGCATCAGATTCACCTTTCTTTCGGCCAATAATCTCGTGAAACTGCTTGCCGGTAATCATTTCTGCGATACGCATCAATGTCCAGATAGCACCAATTAACCCGAAAAATGGCGTAATCACCTGTAAAAAAGATCCAATAGTGGCAAATACCGAGGCAATATCTGCCACGTTTTTTACCATTTCATGTTTATCTTGCGCCATCTCAACACTTCCATGCACGGAGAGATTTATTAATCCGACTGTTCGGATCGTTGGCTGTTTTTGCAGAAGTCAACTTCTTTTTCATGCCTTCCATCCGGGCACAAAATGACTTCTTGCGAGGTCCACCTTCAGGTTGTGGAGCCTTAAGTCCAGGCTTACCCGGATTGGCAGCGTTATAGGAAGCTCGACCCTTGGCGTTCAAACCACCTTTTGGGTTTTTACCTTCTTTGCGTTGCCAAGCCGGTGTCTTAGCCATAGATCAACGTAATCGAAGTTACGTCCGTAACAGTGCCATGAAGTCCTGTGGAAGCTAAAATGCCTTCTCCAGGTAGCAGAATCACTGTAAACCCTGCCGTTGCTTTAGCAGGTGTATTGACAGTAATTAAAACCGGCCCTGTGGCGCTTCCGTCACGAATAACAACTGAGCCTTCTGCCGTATCGTTAACCGTGTAGATTGACTTAATCCTTGCGCGGGGAACCGCTAACCCATTCTGGTTTAAAAAATCCCCAGTAGACGTTAGCGGTTGGGTCGCAAAGACATCATATTGCATTGATGCCATTTTGTTGCTCCGGGTTCTCTTGCTCTAACTTCTGTAGCAAGTAATCAATCATATCTACCGCGCCGTTGGCTTGCTGGAGCATTTCTACAAAGTGTTGCCGTTTAGCTAACGCTTGTTGTTTTACTTCCAGCAAGTCTTCTTTAGTCAGACCCATTAAGTGATCTGGCCGTTATAAAGAGGCAAGTAGTAAGTCGTAGAACCTACTTTGCATTTCAACGTAGCAGCAGGCGTAGCAAAAGTTGTACCTGTTTGCAGCATTTTTCCAGAACCAGCAGTCAAGCCTTGCAGGTTAAAGAGAAATGCGTTGCTATCAACCGCAGCGACGTTTGCGCCTTGCGTAGAGATATACATGAAAGATGTTGCAGTACCCGTGGATGCGCTTGCAGGAGCATTAAGTTCAATCTCAACAGGTGCATAAGTACCTGAAGAAGTTCCTGCTGACAGACTCATTTCAGCAACAAAGGCTGAACCAAGACCCGTTGTACGGCCTGATGCACCATAAGTAACTTCAGCTTTAAGCGCATTTGAAAACGAACCCAACGCGACATTGGTCGTCATATCAAATTTAGCGCGGCCACCGTCTGCACCTGCGCCAGACATGGTGGTTGATACAACGAGAGGCTGATAAGTGCCGCTAGTTGCAGTATTTGTAGTGGTAATGGTATTACCGGATTCAGTAATAGCAAGGGTGCCAATGAAGCTACCCTCAAAGCCGTTATCCGACTTTACTGGCCCGGAGAAAGTTGTACGTGCCATTAGATCCTCACATGCGATGTCGGTGTATTAGTCTGCATGTCGTCAGCCGGGACTGTCTAATACACCGGGCTAACCCCGGAATAGTTATGTTTTAACAGGTTGTGGGATGCGTGTCAATAAGGTAATTGTATTTAGCTAAATTGTCCTTTTGCGTTATGACTTGTAGATTCCAAGGCACATGCAGCCCACAAACAGTTTCGCCGTGCAACGGAATAATATGATCGACTGCATACCTTTCGCCTGTAGTTCTACTAAGTTCAATTGCAAGGCGGTACTTAAGCCTAATTTCCATTTTATGTGTAAGCGTTAGCCACTTAGGAGTAGCGTCTCTAAACCTACGCCTTCTAAGATTGGTCATTTCTTTATACATATCAGGGTTGTTGACCTTGTGAGTTTTCTTATACCGACGTTTATCTTCATCTGTCCGTGCTTGCGCCCTAGCAATTACTGCTTCTTTGTTAGCTTCGTAGTACTTACGTTTAGCCTGTTGACCTGCGTCAGATTGGTTATAAGCCTTGAAATACTCGGCCCTAGTTGTATTGGCCTTCTCCCATTCAACCT